CTCCCAACTATGTTGTTTAACGTTGCCAAGAAAGAACTTGACAAGATTGACAACATCTATGCCATTGAAGAATCTCTCTTCAGTAAGCAATTGGGTATCGCTGGTACGGTAGACTGCATTGCAGAGTATGATGGTGAATTAGCAATCATCGACTTTAAGACTGCAGAAAAACCCAAACCACGCGAGTGGATCGATCACTACTTTGTTCAAGCAGTAGCATACGCATGTATGTTCTATGAGATCACTGAGATTCCCGTTAAAAAGTTGGTCATTATTATGACATGCGAAAACGGTGATGTTAAGGTCTATGAAGAAAGAGACAAGTCAAAGTATATCAAAATTCTGACCCGCTACATTAAAGATTTCGTACAACACAAATTAAACGACTATGGAGAAAAACGCACTCAATGATCTAATCAAAAGCAAGTTTCTTTGTCAAGACAAATTTTCTAATGCTATTGAAACCATCGTCAGTCAAAACCCTGAGATGAATTACATCGAAGCGATTTGTCAGTATTGTGAAGAAAACAATATTGAGGTTGAAACAGTTTCCAAACTGATTTCAAAACCACTGAAAGAAAAACTCAAGTACAATGCAGTTGAGTTGAACTACCTGAAGAAAACTTCTCGGGCAAAACTTATTATTTGAATCATGGCACCCTTTGAGACCTACTGTCAGTATCTTGCATTTAAACAACACTTCACGAAAGAGAAGTATGATTATTTCAAGTATGCTGGCAGGTCCAGGGCATCAGAAGCGTCCTTTCAGAAACGAAAGGACAAATATTTTTTCATAAAGTTGGCAAGAAAGTATGACGATCAAGAGATCCGAGACTTTTTTCTTGCCAACTTTATTGCATCTGATGATCCCTCTAAAGTATGGATTGGTAATCTTGCAAGAACAGGTCACGATGTATTCAATGAGTATACATCTAAAATGCAGAGTTTGAGATACAAGTTTCAGCAAGACTGTGATTTATTAACTGACACTGAAAATTTTAGAGATCAGTTTTTGATCAAGAACCCTGGAACTCATCCAGACTTCATTAAAAAATACATGAGAGGTCAATACTCATTAGAGACGTTGACTATTTTAAACATGCTTCTAAACTTTATCCCATTTTATGATGAGAGATTAGATGATCCAATATGGGAAACTATCTCAAGTAAGGTTAAGAAATACACACCTTTTTTGAAGATAGATACTATGATTTACCGAAACATTTTAAGGCAATCGAAAGAAAGAAATGGGTAAGTTTTACGATTCTGATATTGTCCGCAAGCAGATGGACGAGATTAATGAAATCCAGAAGAGTCTGTGGGTTGACATCGCAAGTTTGTTTTCCATGACTAAGCAAGAGAAGGAAGAGCACATTGATAAACTTGAAGAACTCTTGCAAAAACAAATGAACATGTACACTCGCTTGCAACTTGCAAAGGGAGATCCTGACGCCGATGAGATGCTTGAGCGTATCAAAGAGTCTGCTGTCTTGATGGGTTTTCACGATGGGGATATCAATTCCCTATTCAGAACCATGACTAAGACTATTGAGACTCTGCGCGAAAGGACTTGACAACTAAATAGACCGTGCTAGAATAAGTCTGGCGCACAAAAGCCAAATCCAATTAATACGGAGAATACAAATGTCGTTTGCTGATCTTAAGAAGCGTTCTAAACTGGGCGATCTGACGGCAAAACTTTCTAAGGAAGTCGAAAAACTGAACAAAGGTGGCGGCGGTGGTGCCGATGAACGCCTTTGGAAACCTGAAGTAGATAAAGCAGGTAACGGTTACTCAGTCATTCGATTCCTTCCCGCCCCTGAAGGTGAAGACCTTCCTTGGGCAAAGGTCTGGAACCATGCGTTCCAAGGCACTGGTGGTTGGTTCATTGAGAACTGCCTTACTACCAATGGTGGTCAATGCCCTGTCTGCGAAGACAATCGTGATCTGTGGAACAGTGGTGTTGAATCGAACAAAGATATTGTCCGAGAGCGTAAGCGTAAACTTTCCTACTACGCTAACATTTACGTTGTGAAGGACACCGCTAATCCTCAGAACGAAGGTAAAGTCTTCCTCTATAAGTTCGGTAAGAAGATCTTTGATAAGATCTCTGCTGCAATGCAACCTGAGTTTGAAGACGAGCAACCCATTGATCCTTTTGACTTCTGGGGTGGTGCTAACTTCAAACTGAAGATCAAGAAGGTTGCTGGTTACTGGAACTACGATAGTTCTGAGTTTGATCGTCCTGCTCCTCTGCTGGATGACGATGAGGCAATGGAAGCAATCTGGAAGAAGCAGTATTCTCTTGAAGAATTCACTGCTGCTAAGAACTTCAAGACCTATGAAGAACTTCGCGGTCGCATTGATGCTGTCCTGAAGACTGCAAAACCTCCCAAGCGTGATGCTGAGGAGATTGATGAGGAGATGGAGAACTTCCGTCAAGCACGAGAGACAACTGCTCCTGTTGCCACTGAAACTTTCTCTTCTCAACCTAAGCAGACTGAAGCAGCGACTTCAGACGATGATGACCTTGCGTTCTTCCAGAACCTAGTTGATCTCTGAGGTAAATTCGCCTTTTAGTTACAAAAAAAGCGGAAAAAATTTTCCGCCAAAAAATCGACTGTAGGGTCGCGAGCAGATTATCTAGGACTTAGTAGTCTTAGGTTCTCTGCTCTTTTTGTTCTACGGTCAAGGAATTGAGAACTATCAGTATATGTCATGATTTCTCTGAGGTCAGTTTCAACAATATCAAGATAAGAACTTCTCAGAGCATAGATTTGCCTCTTTTCATCGTTCTTTTCAACCTCATACTCATAGTTAGTTACTGAACCTCTGACGGTAGATCCAGAAATAGTGACATTACCACTAAAATCACGATATGTCACGGAATAGTCTTCATCAACCTCTAGACCTGCAGGAACGATTAACTGATTGTAAGAATTTCTAACTTCTTTAGTGACATAGTGATGAGTCGCACTTAGTTCATTAATACCATACTTATTAGTTGCATATCTTTGAAGATCTGCTTGTGACATAGGCCACTCAGTTCTAACATTGATAATGTTATTGGAAAGGAGTATAACCCAATCTAGTTCAGAGTCGCCGTATAGTTCTTCTGCTACTTGATCTGGTCGTTCATCCCCAGTGATTTCATACTTGTCAAATACCATGACATTCTGAAAGAAATCCTCTCTGATTTTTGCCCTTCTAAAAATATTCTTCGCAGTTACATAATCTCTGTTTGAAGTACGATCAGAGAAGGGTGATGGGTATTGAATATCTGAAAACTCTGTAAAGTATGCCATTAGAATCCTACATCGCCTCCTTGCGTGATTGTATTAGATCCAAGACCATCTTTGACTGATGGATCATCGGAATTTTCTGCATAATCAGTGTCAAAGATTGGGGTCAATTCTTGGAAAGTCAATGTCATGATTGTAGACACTGGTTGTGATTCTGCCAGTGCATCATTATATGCAGCATATTGATTAGTTGGAGCATAATCAAAGTTTGCTGCAGTTAGAGCACATAATTTAAATGCATTCAATGATTTAATTCTTCGATTGTTGTTTAAGTATTCTACACGGAATACATTTGGTGTTCCGATCATGAATCCTTTGCTCTTTCCAGACAATTTTCTAGGAGACATACCCTGCTTGAAAAATCTCATGATTTTTCTTACATCTTCTGCTTCATTAGCACCTTGTGGTGCTAGATTGAAGGAGAACTGAAATGCTCTCAAAGATGGACCACTAAACAGCAGTTCAAGGTTTGGATTGGGAATTGCACCAGTTGCTCTAGCGATTGCTTGAGTTGGATCAACGTTCACGTTGACCTTGGAGAGTAGCATTTTTGCTACTACCGCAGACAACTGAAGTTTTAGGGGTGCAGGTAGATCTCCCAGTTGATTTAGAACATCACCAGCACCTTGTGCTGCTTTTCCAAATAGATCAACAACACCAGACGCTCCCGCTACGTCAGCAAGTGCCGATTGAAATAGACCTAGTGACAAAGTATCAGCACTAGATCCTTCAAAACCAACATCTTTTTTATCTTGAAGATTATTTGGTATTGGCAATCGGACAACACCGATTGGTTCTTTGATGTTGGTATTTCTTTTTAAACCTTCAGTTGCAAGAACTGCAATATTATTTAAATTTTTTCTAAACAGATTTTCTTGTGATGGTCTATAAGTAAACTGAGTAAATCTCATAGAATCTTGAAAGGTGCCACTGGTTGCACCTGGTTTGCGATAATTGGCATCTTTGGGATATTGAAGATATGTGTCTTTAGTACGTGCAAAAATCTGTAATTTTTGACTGTTGGCAGACAATGCACCAGCATTTGAGATTTGACTGATTAGATCAACTAGCGTATCTGAAGAACTAAGGGGTTCACCATTTGGTGAAGTACTCTCTACCTCAGGGAATGCTGGAGTACCTTCAGTAATAGTGGGGTTAATTTCTTCCTGTTCTTTAATTTGCTTAGAACTTGCTACACCAGTACCTCTATATTTGTCCCAGTTTTCGTCTGAAATTGCTGGAACTCCAGGAACTTTACCTTCTTTTAAACGTGCTAAAACTTTTTTATTTTCCGCCTGAAATTGGGTAGATGAAGTGATGGACTGCCAATCAGGATCGTCAGATTTTATCGGTACAAATTT